GCCCGGGCGGCCGGCATCCACCTGGTGCTGGCCACCCAGCGGCCCAGCGTCGACGTGGTCACCGGCCTGATCAAGGCCAACGTGCCGTCCCGGCTGGCGTTCGCGACCTCCAGCCTCACCGATTCCCGCGTGATCCTGGACCAGCCTGGCGCGGAGAAGCTGATCGGCGCGGGGGACGCCCTGTTTTCCCCGATGGGCGCGAAGACACCGATCCGGTTGCAGAACGCTTTCGTGCCGGAGGCGGAGATCCGCGCGGTGGTGGCGCACTGCAAGAAGCAGAAGCGCCCCGAGTACCGCGATGACCTGCTGACCGCTGTCACCCCGGAACGGAACCGGGAGATCGACGGTGAGATTGGCGGCGACCTGGACCTGCTGATCCAGGCCACGGAACTGGTCGTCGTCACCCAGTTCGGGTCAACGTCCATGCTTCAGCGCAAACTGCGGGTCGGGTTCGCGAAGGCGGGCCGGCTGATGGACCTCATGGAGTCCCGGAACATCGTCGGCCCGTCGGAGGGGTCGAAGGCCCGCGACGTGCTCATCAAGCCCGATGACCTGCCCGGGGTGCTGAACGCGCTCCGGGGCGACGCGAGCGAAGGAGACCTGTGATGAACCCGTTGAGAAAGGCCACGGAACTGGCCTTTGGCCGCATGGTCCCAGTCGATCTCGTCTACGAGGTCAGCGGACGGGAGGTGTATCGCGAGACCCGCACCGTCGCGCAGATGAAACGGGACGGGCTTGACGGTGAGTCAATCCTGACGTGGATGCGTGACGCCGGGATGGAAGCGACTGGGCCGCTGCGCCAGAGCGATGAGGGCCCGGGCCGGTGCACGGTTAGTTTCCCGGTCAGATACGACGGTCGGCCCGGGCTGCTCTCGGTCACTATTCAGGCCCGGTTGCCCTGGGGCCCGTGACGTGCTCGTCAAGACCGACGAACTACCCGAAACCATGGCCAGCCTCAAGGCGGCCAGCAGCACCGAGGAGAACTGACCCATGCAGAAAACCGCCGCACCTGAGACATTCATCGACCGGGCTCTCCACACCCGCATCACCGATGCAGTGCAGACCGCCCTGCAGCACACCCCGTCCCGCAACATCACCGCCTACGGAACTGCCGACGGCGGGAAAGTCCGCGATGCACTGTACGGGCACAAAGACGATCCAGCTCATCAGTGGCAGTTGCATCAGGGCGACGGGGGAGCCGGCAGTAGCGGACCGTTTTCCCGGGCCGACTACATGCGCGTCACGGACGGCAGCGCTACCTCTTCGATCGGGGTCGCCGCTATCGGTGATGACCGCACCATCTGGTTCTTCGCCGGCTTCGAAGAGGAGGGAACCATCGAGGACATGGTGGGCGCCTTGGAGCGGCTGGCCGATGCCAGTCGCGAGGGCCGCATCACCGAGGAGAACTGATGAAAGGGCTGTGGACGCCCCTGCTGACCGCGCTGGCATGGATGGCGCTGGCCGGCCTGATCGGCCCGCACATCGCCGGGTCACCGGTCGCCTGCATGGCGGCTCACCCGGCCTGTCACACCAACGCCCAGATGACATGGATCGCTGCCCTGTTCCTCGGCGTCCCGTTCCTCATCCTGAACGTGCTGGGAACTAAGAGAAAGAGTGCCCGGCGATGACTGTCATGGAGCGCCTGATGGGCGCGGACACCGAACCAGAGAGGGCCGCCGTGACCTTCCCGCCGCAGGGACTGCCGACCGTTCCGGGCACGTCCATGATCCCATGGTGGACTGGTGTTCCCCTCCTTGACCCCGACCTCCGAAACTACGGTGACCTGACATACGCCGCCGGGTGCGCCGCTATCGCCTGCGGGGTGCATGTCTTCGGCCTGAATGCGGGCTACGCGGACTGGTCCCGCCGGCAGATGAAATCCCCTGTCAGGAAGTGGGCCGAATGGCTGATCGACGCCGGCGAAGTGCAGGTGCCGAAGCGGACGCTGACGCTCCGGCTGGTCTGTGAGCGTGCCGCCGCGTTCGACCCGGACAACATCCTTCAGGTCGCCAAGGATCTTTGCGACGCCGGGACGCTGAGGTAGGCCCGGCCGTGAAGAAGCTGCTCATCCTCGGCGCGGCTGGTGCCGTGTTCTACGTGGGCAGCCACCACGGCGGAATCATCCCCGCCGCCTCCGCTTCCGGCGCGGCCGGGACAGCGGTCGCCTACGCCCAGCAGCAGATCGGCCGTCCGTACCTGTGGGGCGGCACTGGGCCGTCCGCGTTCGACTGCTCCGGACTCGTGATGGCGGCCTACCAGTCGGCGGGGGTCAGCGTGCCGCACACCTCCCAGGACCAGTGGGCCACCGAACCGCACGTCCCGGCCGGCCAGGAGCGGCCCGGCGACGCGGTGTTCTTCGCCGGCAGCGACGGCACCCGGTCCGCCCCCGGCCACGAGGGAATCGTCATCGGCCCCCACCGGATGATCGAGGCATACAGGACCGGCGTCCCGGTCCGGGTGTCCACGTTCGGCCTGCCGTCTTCCCCGCCCGGCGATGAGGACCCGGTGGGGTTCACCCGCCCGGCAGCGTCCGGGAGGGCGGCGTGAAAAAACTAGCCGTCCTGGCCGCCGCCGCGGCCGTGGTCTACCTGGCCAGCCATTCCGGTGCCGTCATCGGTGCGGCCAGCCCGGTGACGCACAGCGCCAATGAGACGCTCGCCAACTCGATGGCCGCGTCCGGTTACGGATGGACCGGCAGCGAGGCGACGTGCCTGGATGAGTTGTGGACACACGAGTCCGGCTTCCAGATGGTGTGGAACACCGCCGGGTCCGGTGCTTACGGCATCCCGCAAGCCCTGCCCGCATCCAAGATGGCCACCGCCGGGGCGGACTACATGACCAACCCGGCGACGCAGATCAAGTGGGGACTCGGCTACATCAAGGACGAGTACGGGACGCCGTGCGCCGCGTGGCATTTTGAGACATCCCACAGCCCGAACTGGTACTAGGAGCCCCAGTGAACAGAATCCGTGTCCCTGAACCGCTCAGATCCCTGGCCCGTTCCGCCCGTCACGCGGGATGGATCCTGACCCGCACCGGCTCGGGGCATCTCCGCTGGCAGCATCCGGACGGCCGCCACGTGATCACCCCGTCTACACCGCATGGCGGGAACCGGAGCATCCGCAACGCCCGTGCCGAACTGAAACGGGCCGGCCTCACCGAGGAGACATCATGAGCACCGCCGACCGTGACTACCTGGACGAGGCGGCCAGGCTCCTGCGGGACGCGACCACCGCCCTGGACCGCAGAGCGGGCATGGAGGAGACGACCACTGACCTCGCCTTCCACCGGTCGCTGATGGAGGACCGGCTGCGGCTCGCGGAAGACTACATGCGCATGGAAGCGACCTGGCGCGACGCCGCCCCGGCCCCGGATGCCCGTCTCGCCGCTGTCCTCCGGTTCGCCACCTACGCCAGCACCGTGGGGAGCGGCGCACACTTCCTGTGGATCATCGACCAGATGGTCCGTGCGGCCACGGGATGCCCCGAGGACCCGACCGTGGCGGGGCTGGGCACTTCACCCGCCTACGAGCGGTTCCGGGCCCAGGTGGGCGAGTGGAATGAGGGGATAGCACCGTGAGCGCCGAATTCGACTACAGCAACATGAGCCCGGAAAACATCCGCGAGGCTGCGAACACCGCCGCTGAAGCGATCCGGTACATGATCCACGCCACGCTCGGCGATCCTCACACGGTTGCGTTCCAGGACCCGGGCGACGTGGACGTGGTACTCGCGGACCTGGAGATCCTCGCGCAACGGCTCCCGCAGTTGTTCGGCCAGGCCGGCGCATGGCTGGCCGCCGAATGCCGGGCGGGCCGCCTCCGGGTCGTCGTTTCCGGCACCCGGGGGGATTCACCGTCGGCGGAAGCGATGGCCGTCTCGGCGGTCCGCCAGTACCTCACCGAAGCGGGCGACCGCGCCGGGCAACTGCACGAGGTGCTGCATGATGCCCGGCAGGTCACGTCCACCCTCGCCTCCAGTGGCGGCGAGGGGGAGCAGCCTGATGGCTGAGTTCACGCCCGATCAGATCATGCAGGGCATCTCGGCGGCGATCAAGGCAAAGGACTTTGAGGCCGTGGTCGCCCTGCTCAAGATGCTGGCAATGGTGGACCCGTATAAGGCCGAGCTTGTCTACGAGTCGATGCTGGCAGTCCTCGGCCCGGCAGGTGAGTCCGCTGATCGGTAGAACGCACGCCGCATCGGGCCTGGTCGCAGGGACCGCGATCGGCTCGCTGCTCATGCACGAGCCTGCCGCCCCGCTGGCCCTGTTCGCTGGTCTCACCGCCGCCTACGCCCTCGCACCGGACCTGGACTCTTGTAGCGGTACGGAGGCCCGCTCGTTCGGGTTCGTCACCGAAGCCTTCGCCTGGTTCGTGCGGCTCGTCTCCGGCGGTCATCGCCATGGAACCCACAGTGCCATCGGGGTCGCCGCGTTCACCGCCGTGGCGTGGCTGGCGTGCCTGTCCCGGCACACGTGGCCCGGCCGGATCGCCCTCGGTGTCATCCTCGCCGTCGGCCTCACCTCGGCCATGGACGCGCTGCGGGTCGGCGGCCATGCCGGGAACCTGCTCGGCTGCGCCGGGGCCGTGGTGATGTGCGTGACCGGGTACGGGCTGGCGTTCGTCCCCATCGCCGCCGCACTAGGTGCGGGGACACACATCGCTGGCGACATGCTCACCGTGAGCGGCTGCCCGCTGCTGTGGCCCGCGACCATGCGGGAGTTCCACCTGCTGCCCGAGGGCCTGCGGTTCACCACGGGGAAGATGGCCGAGCACTGGATCGTCACCCCGCTGCTGATGGCCGCGCTCGCGTTCCTGGCGTGGCGGGACGCGAGCGGCCAGGTAGCCATCCTGCATGCACACCTGACCGGAGGGATCACGACATGAGCAGCGCCCACTACGGCAGCATGGCCGGTGAGATCGCAGACGAACGCCGACGGCGTGAGCCAACCCCGGAAGAACTGGCCGAGCCGTGCGACAGCTGCACCTGCTGCACGCGCCTCGGCTGCTACCGGGGCCCGGACTCGGACTGCCCGTACAGCGAGAACGCGATGGCCTACCTTTGCCCCTGCACGGAGGACTGACATGACACCGCCGCCACGTGAAGTGCTCGCCGCCGCGACCCGCAAGGCCATCGAGGACCACACCGAGTGGGACTCGCTGCACTGCTTCATGACCCTGCACTGGGACGGGGAGAAACTGACCCCCGGCACCTATGCGGCCATCGACCCGGCCATCGACCCGCCTGACTACCCGGCGCTAATGGCCGGTATCGCCGCCAAGGAGCTGGAGAAGAACCCCGAAGATCCGGCGTACGCCTACCTGCTGCAGATCGAGGCGTTCGGCGTCACCGAGCCCGGCCCAGACGCCACCAAGGCGGAACAGGAGCAGTACGACCGGGACCGGCTCGGCCGTGCCTTCCACAAGCGGCCCGACGCGGTTGAGTCCGCCATCGCCTACTGCGCGGATGTCCACGGGCGCATGTGGGCTGCTGTCAAGGTCCGCAGCAAGCCGGATGTGATCGAGGAGAACTTCTACCCGCCGGGCAAGCACCTGAGCGGGCAGATGATCCGGGGGCTGCTCACGGTCGCCTACGCCACCGGCATGAAGGCGTACGGGCTGCCCGGCCCGCAGGGGCCGATGAACTGATGGCTGAATGGCGTGCCTGGGATGCGTGCCCGGCTACGACCGGGCGCGGCCCGTGTGACTGCCAGCCAGCGATGGAGCATCCCCGTGCGCTGAGCGGACAGGAGTGCGAGGCGCAACACCGGCTGCACGACTTCTCGGACAGCTCGATGGCCTACCTGACGTGCGACATTGACTCCGGTCAAGCCCACGGCGGCCTAAATCACCACGATCCCGTGCATGGCATCTGGTGGAACGCCTGCACGTTGCCCGAGCACGGGCATGGCGCGCCGGGGAAGAACGCTGACCTGCTGTAACCGCTTGACAGCGTGATGTGTTGGCACCACCGCTTACTCTCTGCCACATTGGCGTCATGCCCAAGCACCGGCCCGGCTACATCACCCCGCAGCCCGCACCCGGCGACGACGGCCAGCAGCCCTGCCGGCGGGACGGCTGGTGCGCCTCATCGCAGATCGTCTACGACACCCCCGACGGCACCGGCCGCCGCGTCCCCGAGTACGGCCCGCGCCCGTTCTGCTCCCGTGACGCCCTGCTGGTGGAACGCAGCCTCACCGAACTCCCCGCCCAGTACGTGCACCTGTCCGCCGAGCTCGGGAACCCGTCCGGCCGTTCCTCATCCATCCGCGTCCCGTTCGGCCCCCGCGTCCCGCTGCGGGTTGACGTGGAGGCCCTCATGCGCCTCATTTCCGAGTCGCTCACGAGCTGGCATGAGCGGGTCGCCGCTGCCGCCAGCCTCACCTTCCCCGCCGGGTACCGCCGCGACGGGTACGCCGTCCAGCGCGCCACCGACGTGATGGCCGAACGGGTCGCCGCCGTCATCGCCCTGCCCCCCGAGCCGATGACCCGCTCCGTGGACATCCGTGACCTCGCCGCCTTCCCCGACGACACCCCCGGCGTCGTCCATGCCGCGTTCGCTGAGATCGTCGTCGACCTGGACGGCGGCGACGCGGGCATGGAGATCCTGAACCTGCGGTATCTGGCCCGCGCCACGCTGGGGGAGACGCGAGCCAAACCGGAGGAACTGGTCGGCGTGCCGTGCCACGACTGCGGGTGGCGGGCCGTGTACCGGGCTGAGCTTCCCTCCCATGAGGACGAGCCGGTGTGGTGGACCGAATGTGCCCGCTGCGGGGACCGGATGAGTGAGGAAACGTACCGGGAGTGGACGGCGTTGTGCGCGGCGTACGAGCGGAACAAGGTCAAGGTGCCGGCGACCCTGGAGAACCTGCCGAGCGTGGCGTGAGCAGCCCTTGCATGTGGTGTCACCACAAGGGTAGAGTTAGTGGTGTCACCACAACAGAGGGGGGAAGGGCATGAGCGAGACCCTGCGGCAGATGGCGGCCAGACTCTTCATCGCCGGCGACCGGGTTCGCCTGGGGGACGAGCGGGGCATCGTCAAGGCCGTCAACGTCCACGCCGCTGCTGTCGTCTCCGTGCAGCTCAACGGGGCGTACAACGTCACCCCCGCGCTGTTCACCGACCTGACCAACCTCACGGCACCTCGCCGTGACGCAGCCGCCCGCACCGCCGCCGGGACCGGCACCTACCGGGGCGAGCGCTGGAACTGCCTGATTCCTGACCGCTATGCCGGCTGACCGTCACGCCGCCAACCCGAAGACCGTCCGCATGCCGGGCGGTCTTCTGGCGTGGTACGAGCAGCACGCCGAAGCGACCGGGCAGCCCGTCAACGCCGTGCTCGTCAAGGCGCTGCAGGAGTACCGGGAGCGCACCGAGGGCGAGTCCCTGGCCGCGAAAGACGCCTCCGGCGTGGCGTGAAGTCACCATCGGTGGCGGAGGTGCCCCGGACACTGTAAGTTAAAAACCACGAGAACAGATGTGCCCCGAGCCAGGAGAGATCCCGGCCGGGGCTTTCTTGCTGTCCGGGGGGTGACATGCGGATCACCCGGGGAGACGGCCTCATCGACCGCGACCAGGCCGCCGAACTCGCCGGGGTCGGCCCGAACGCCGTCACGCTGTGGGCCACGCGCGGCTACATCGTGACCATCGGCGGGGAGAAGCGGCGCTGCTGGCTGCCGGTCGCGCTGCGGGAAGGCCGCAAGCCCCTGTATGACCCGGTGGAAGTGCAGAAGGCCGAGTACGCGACCCGGAAACGTGGCCGCCGCGATACGCCACGGCCACTCTCCGCAGCCGCCTGACCACTAGAATCAGAGCAGATCACGCCCAGTCCCTGCCTCTGATCGGTCACCTTCGTGCTGCTCCATGCCGTCATCGCCGCGTTCGTCCTGGCGTCCTGGCTTGCCCTGACCTTCTGCCCGCGGGAACCCCAGCGCCGCGAGGACCGGGAGTGGCATGGCCGGAACACGCCGCCTGCTCCTCACCCTCCCCGCCTGGGCACACCATCGGCCGCCGATGCTCCGGTCCGCTGAACTCCCGCAGCCGTGGCCGGGACGCCTCTGGTGCGCGGTGTGCACAGGCCACTACAAGGCCGCCCTGTCCGACCCGGCGGTCACCCGGCCCCGCCTGGAGCATGCGGTGACCCGCAGCATCTACCCGCCGCTCGCCCACCTCGGCCCCCTTGACGTGTGCTGGTGTCACGCCATGCCGATCACGATGACCGCACCCGAGCCGAGCCACGACGGGAGCGTGCCCGCGTGATGGAGCTCGACTGGGGACGCCGGCACTGTGACCACTCAGGGGAACTGCGGGCGATCCGCGAGTTCCTCACCGACATTGACAGAAAGCTGGAGACCATCATGACCACTCAGGACGACATCAACGCCGCGGTTGCGGAAGACAACTCCCTGCTCACCGACCTCGGCACCCAGGTTCAGGCCGTGTCCGCCGCGCAGGCCGCGTTCGCCACCGAGATCACCTCTCTGCAGGGCCAGGGTGTCGACACGTCCGGCCTGGTCACCGCCAACGCCGCCCTGGCCGCCGCGCAGGCACCGCTGGACGCCGCTGTCGCCGCGCTCACCGCAGCGTCGGCACCGGCCGCCCCTCCGGCCGCGCCGTCCGGCGCGTCCAACTAGGGCACCCAGCCGGGCGCCGCCGGGGTAACTGTGACCGTCACGCCGGCAGGGGTACGCGACATTCCCCTCGCTGGCCTGACCCGTTTCCCCGGCAACGCCCGGCGCGGCAACGTCCCCGAGATCCGCGCGTCCATCAAGCGCCTCGGCCAGTACCGCACCATCGTGGTCCGCGACACCGGCAGCGAACTGGTGATCCTGGCGGGGAACCACACCGCTGACGCGCTCGTCGCCGAAGGGCACGAGAACGCCCGGTGTGAGGTCATCACCTGCACCGACGACGAAGCCCGCCGCGTGAATCTGGCCGACAACCGGGCTCGCCGAGATGGGCGGCTACGACGACGCGAGCCTCGCCGAACTGCTCACCGGCCTGGACGGCGACTACGACGGCACCGGGTGGACCGAGGAAGACCTCGAGGCGCTCCTCGCGCCACCAGAGGAACCCGAGCCGGGGAACACCGACCCGGACGACGCACCCGACACCCCAGCGGAGCCGGTCAGCCAGCTAGGCGACGTCTACCACCTCGGCGCGCACAAGCTCCTCGTAGGTGACGCGACCGACGTGGCCGCCGTCGAGGCGATGATGTGCGGTGACCGCGCCGACTGCATGTGGACCGATCCGCCCTATGGTGTCGAGTACGTGGGCAAGACCAAGAACGCGCTCACCATCAGCAACGACGGCGCGGCGGACCTCGCGGGCCTCCTCGCAGGGGCGTGGGCAGTTGCCACGGCCGCACTCAAGCCGGGTGGCGCGTTCTATATAGCGCACCCGCCGGGTGCGCTATATAGAACGTTCGGGGAATCCGTCGTCGAGGCGGGCTGGCATTTCCGGCAGGGCCTCGTCTGGGTCAAGAACACGATGGTGCTCGGGCACAGCGACTACCACTTCAGCCACGAGCCGGTCATGTTCGGCTACACAGACGGCGCCAAGGGCAGACGCGGGCGCGGCGGGGCCGGCTGGTACGGCAACGACTCCCAGACCAGCGTCTTCATGGTCGACAAGCCACCGCGCAGCGAGCAGCACCCCACCATGAAGCCCGTCGAGCTCATCACGGCCATGATCGTCAACTCCCTGCCAGGGCGCGGGATCGTCTACGACCCCTTCGGCGGTTCCGGCTCCACCCTCATCGCGGCGCATCAGCTAGGCCGTGCGGCCCGCCTCGTGGAGATTGATCCTCGGTACGCCGACGTTGCTATCAGGCGTTTTGAAGCCTTCTCGGGGGTCAAACCCGAGCGTGTCCTGCCCGACGGCACCCCCGAGCCTGTCTCCTTCACCTGACCGGCCATTGCCGCAACCCCATGAATGAAGCAATCACACGCCCGGAGGTGACCCGTGCCGCGACGCCGAACCACCGCCGACCGTGACCGTGACCTCCGCGCCGTAGAGTTCGCCCGCCGTGGCCTCACCTACGACCAGATCGCCGGCCAGATGGGCTACAAAGACCCGTCCGGGGCGTGGCGTGCCGTCCAGCGGGGCCTCACCGAAGCGTTCCGTGAAGAAGCCGGCGCGCTCACCCAGATGGAAGCCGAACGCCTCAACGCGCTCCGCCGCCTGTTCGAGCGGATCGCCGCCACCAAGCATTACGCGGTGTCCCTCGGGTCGGGGAAAGTCATCATGGACCCCGCGAACCCCGGCCAGCCGCTCACCGACGACGGCCCCGCCATGCAGGCCGGGCTGGCGTTGCTGCGGGTCAGTGAGTCGTGGCGGAAACTCAAGGGCCTCGACGCCCCGGCCAAGTCCCGCGTCGAAGTGATCAGCGAGAACACGGTCGACGCGGAGATCAAACGCCTGGAAGACGAGATGGCCAGCCGTGACCGCGATCATTCAGGCACCACCTGAGAAACTCCGCCGCCTCGCCGAACTGCAGCGGGAAGCACGGAGGCAGGCGGACCCGCACCTGACATGGCTGCGGACCGCCCGCGAGGATCAGCTGCTGCCCGACGGCGACTGGCGGATCACGTACTTCCAGGGTGGCCGCGGCGCCGGGAAGACGCGGAGCTCAGCGCAGGGCCTCTCCCAGCTGATCCGCGAGCATGACGGCCCGCCATGTGACTGGGGGATCGTCGCCCCCACCTACCGGGCGGCGTGGACAACCTGCGTCGAAGGCGAATCGGGGTTCCTCGCCGCGCTCGGCACCAGCGCCGGCGAGGTGAAGAACGGCACCAGCGCCACCGTCGCCTACGCGCACCGCTCCTACGGTGAGATCGGCTTGCACTCCGGTCACGTCATCTACGTGGACTCCGCGAACGACGGTGCGCTGCGGGTCCAGGGCAAGAACCTGACCGCCTGCTGGTGCAGCGAGATCGGCCTGTGGCTGAAGTGGGTCACGGCATGGGATGAGTCGATCGCCTACGCGGTCCGCCGCGGCGCGTCGAAGATCATCGCTGACGGGACGCCGAAGGTTTCCCGCCCGGCCGCGAAACTGATCCGCCGACTGCTCCGCGACGAGCCAGGCGTGATCGTCCGCCGGCTCCGCACCGTAGACAACCTCGCGAACCTCTCAGAGACGTTCTACCGCTCTGTGGTGGCCCGCGCGACCGGCACCCGCCTCGAGCGCCAGGAGCTCGAAGGCGAGCTTCTCGACGACGTTGAGAACGCCCTCTGGACCCGGGATCTGCTCGAGGCCATCCAGGTCGATGACATTCCCGGCGGCGACTATGCGGGCCTGTCGCAGGTGTACGTGGGCGCTGACCCCTCCGACGGCACCGAAGAGTCCGATGAGTGCGCGTACACGGTGTGCGGGATGGGCCAGGACCGCCGCCTGTACATCCCCGAATCGTGGGGCGGCAGGATCGGCCCGGTCGCGTTCCTGAAACGTGTCGTGCTGACCGCCGACCAGTGGCGCGGCACGGTGGTTTTGGAGAAAAACCACGGCGGCGCCTATCTTGAGGCCACCCTGCGGCAGGTGATGCGGGATCTTAAGGTCACCGTCCCGTACCGGGTGGTGCACGCCTCCCAGGCCAAACGGACCCGCGCCGAACCTGTCGCCGCCCTGTACGAGCGGGGCATCGTCCACCACGCCCGCGGCCCCCACGTGGAGCTCGAAGACCAGCTGGTCACTTTCACCGGTGCCGCCGGGGAACGCTCACCTGACCGGCTGGACTCCGCCGTGTGGGCGGTGAGCCCGTTCCTGGACCACGACTTCGACCTGTCCGCCTCACGCCGCCCACCCGGCCCCCGCCACTGGGCCGTCCACGACGAACTCGAGCGCATGACCCAGGACCCGGCCGCGAGGATGCGGGCCCGCCTCGGCCAGGACTACGACCGCGAGGACAGCTGGTCGGCTGACTCGTTCGCCCCGCAGGCCGACGACGGCCGGCCGGACCGCCCCAACGTCAGGTCATGGCGCTGAGGCAGCCGGTCAGTGCTTTTCGCGACGACGGAACTCCCGCATGGCCTGCGCCTTCGCGCAACTGCGGCGGCAGTAGATGGCGTCGGCCCGGCCGCCTTCGCTACGTCGGAACGTCCGGTCGCAGGTCTCGTTAGCGCACGTCTTGACCGGCGGCGGGTCGGGTGCGCCGCATTCGGGGCAGCGCTCGTGAACGGTCATGTTTCCCTCACGAGCAGGCCGACGCCGATACTTGTCGCGTCGGTGACCAGCCAGCCCTTGTGGCTGAGCGTGGCACTCATTTTCGCCAGCGCCACCTCGCGCAGGTCCGGGTCGTCTGTCACGAAGCGCACCCAGACCGTGCGCTTGTCATTCCGCCCGACCAGGAAACCCTCGCTGCGTTTGCGCTCATGGGGCCGGATAGAGGAACGGAAGTCGGCCGCCCGCAGAGTCGCGGAGACGGAGCGGGGCGTCGGGGATGCGGGCTTCCGTGCCATGTCAGGCCGCCTGCCGCTTCTCGCAGCACGGCCAGCAGATGAGCCAGCCGTTACCGGCCCACTCGGTGGCGTACTGCCGCTCGCCGCACTGCTCACACAGGCCGCGCGCCGTCCGCTGGGACCTGACCCACACGGGAACCATGCTGGCGTTTGCCGTGGTCTGTTTCATGGTCTTAGTGTATCACTCGATAGACGGTCCGCCAACGGCTTTCATACCACGGAGGTACCCGTGACCGTCCCCGTGAAGGTCACGGTCCCAGATACCGTCCTCGCCGCTGTTGACGAGGTGCGCGGGGACGAATCCCGGTCGGCGTGGATCCTCGGCGCGATCGGCCTGCGCCTCTCCCCGCTCGCGGATGCGGTCGCCGCCGTCATCGACCCGGCCGCCGATCCCGCCACCGTCATTCCCGCCACGGTCCCGGTCGGCAAGGCGGCACGGGAAACGTGCCCGCATCCGAAACGGCGGGTCATACGCGGCTTTTGCGGCGCTTGCGGCACGGGCGGGCTGGGCTGATGTTCGGCATGGTAGCGAACCGCCTGACGCGATCCTGCGGCTGCACGAGTTGGCACCAGTGGGAATCCGGCACGTGGGTCCGCAAGCACTGGCCATGCTGGAGACACCAGGCAACGGGCGGGCTGTGACGTGGCCACGATCCTGTACACGGCGCTGACGGAACTGACGGTGAGCAGCTTCATCGCCACGTGGTTCTGCCCGGCCGGCGGCGTTCTGCCGCTGGACCCGGCCAAGCCCTCGACCGTGGCGCTGCTGAACGCCGGGAAGATCGCGCTTGCCCCAGACGATGCGACCGACACTTGCACTCCGGCAAATGTCCTGCGAGGGATGCCTGGCCTCGCGCACGTCGGCGTGAGCAACTGATTAGCCGCCGAGGCGTGAATGGCAGAGAACTACGCAGCGCGCGACCATGACCTCAGTGAACCGGGGCTGCCGGTTCAGCCTGAGCATGTTGCCGGGGGCCAGCCAGGCGTGCATGCGGATACTCCAGCGATGCCGCGCCGTCTCCGCCTTCCAGAACCATCGGCCCACCCGGCGGTCACGTCCGACGATCACGATGCGGTCCCTTCGCGTGAGTGGCGCACCCGTCGCCAGTGTGCTTCGTAGCCGCGCCAGGTCCAGAACCTGCGGCCACACCAGCAACGCCACCGCCCGCGTCCCGTAATGATCGGCGCGTACGGCGTTACGGGGCCGTGCTCGTCGTAGCGCATCGGCCGCGCGTCAGGCTCGCACCAGAAGCAGTACCCCGCAGCATCCACCACGGCCACGGTGCGGCAGCCCTTGCACCTGGCAGCGGGGGACGGCGGCGGGATCCCGAAGCTCGCGATGATGGCCGCCTCGTGATGGTTCACGTCAGACACAGCCGCATCCTCCCACTCGCTAGCGTCTGGGGGTGATGCCAGAATGCCAGCCGACCCCCAGAAGGCCAGGATCGTCGCGTTCCCCGATCTGAAGCCGGCGACCCGCCGCGACCTGATGGGTGCCGAGCTTGGCACTTTAGGCTGAGTACGATTACGGCCAGCGCCTCTTCTCCAACCTCGGTGACGGCTCGGTGCTTGACTACGGAGAGTGGTCGAGCCGTGACATGGCGTCAATGCTGGAAAAGGACGGCCAGTCAGCTGCGATCGAGGCTGTCCTTACGCTCCCAATCCGGCAGGCATCCCGCGCCATTGAGCCGGGTAAGCATGACAGTGGCGAGGCGGAACTGTGTCACTCGATTCTGTTCGAGCCGCACACGTCCGGGGGAATGAAAACCCCGCTACAGGAAGTAATCGGCCAAACTACTAGCGCACAAATATACCGCAAAGCCTTCTTCGAAAAGGTTTTTTCCGTCAGAGAAAAAGACGGAGCGATAGCGTATGAGAAGCTCGCGTTCCGCCCGACCGCGACGTGTGAGCTGAAGCGGAACGCGCAGACCGGGGCGATGGAAGGCTTTCGGCAGCAGGTATTTTTGTGGGGCGGCCAGACGCTCACCAAGGCGCAGAAGATTCCCGGCTATGTCGAGATCCCCCGTGTCCGCAGTTTTGTGCATATCAATGGGAAGCACCGGCAGCCATTGACGGGCACGTCCGAAATGGACGTCGCGTATTGGTGCCATAAAACGAAATTGAAGCTTATTTTCCTATGGCTGCAATTTCTTGAATCCCAGAGCCTCCCTAAAGTCATCGTTTATGGGCAGGATCAAAGGGAAGCGAACGCGAAGGCCGATGACATCGCCTCGCTGCGTTCCTCCGGTGTAGTTGGGTTTGCCCGTGACCCGCAGGGTGCCAAATCATTCGAAATTTTGGCCAGTGACGGCAAGGGCGCCTCACAATTTGCCGACTGCCTCAGCTTCCTCGAGACCTGGCAGACCGCCTCCGTCCTCGCCGGCTTCACGGGCCTGTCCTCGCTGGCATCTCTCGGCCGCGGTTCCCTCGCCCTGTCCCAGGACCAGTCGGCGTTCTTCCTGAAGTCCCGGCAGGCCATCTCCCTGGAGATCGCCGAGTCCATCACCCATGAGGTCATCGCCCCCCTGGTCGCGTTGAATTTCGGGCCGGGCGCGTCCTACCCGCGGTTCACGTTCGGTGCCCTGTCCGATGAGTCCGGGTCGCAGCTGGTGACCCTGTTCCAGGCTCTGGCGGTGGCTCCGGCGCTGCAGGTGCCGGCGGGGATCCTGGACATCATCACGGAACGGCTGGCGACGTTCCTGAACCTGGACGTGGACGCGGTGACCCAGATTGTCCAGCAGGGGGCGAAGGACCGGGAGTCGCAGGCGGTCGCGCAGGCCCCGCCGGGGATGCCGCCCCAGTCGGCGGCGGCGCTGGGTCATCTGGCGGGCGGGACGGCGGCGGCGACGCGGATCGCGAAGGAAGCGCTGGCGAAGGCGGGTGCGCAGCCGTTGCCGGAGGATGTGACGCAGCCGTACAGCGTGCCGAACATGGGTGCCAGCACGAAGGCGTAGGGTCGCTGCCATGGCTGAGCTTGCGGCCCGTGCAGGTCTGCCGGTGCCGGCGGATCTGCCGCGCGGGTACTTCATCTACACAGAGTTGCCCGATGGCCGCATCCGCATCAACCACGCCGACCCGCGCATCCTGATCAGCGGCCGGCTGTTCGAAGGCTGGCATGACGAGGACGACAGTGCCATGGTCGCACTGCGCTGCATCTGTGAGGACTGCCCGGACAGCATCGACCCGGCGCTGCACTGTCCCATCGGCGATGTCGTGACGATCCATGGTGTCAACCGCACGGTCATCTACCGCATCACCGAGTACGTCCCCAGCGTCCATGGCTACATCGGCCACTGGCCGGACTGACTACGGGCGGCTAAGCGCAGGCCAAGCGGGCGGTGAGCCGTGCCGCCCGCAGCGCAAACCCAGCCACCACCCCAGCAGGCCCAGCAGCAGCCCCAGGACGACGGCCACCTGGTCGCCCTCATCGTTGCCGCCCTGGCCGCCTACTGGACCGCTCAGGCGCTCACAGGCGCTCTGCGGGCACCGTTCAAGGCTGCGGGGATCTCCGGTGCCGCCCTGTCCGCTACAGCCGCCCTGGTGGCCTCGTGGCCCCATGAGGCGATGGAGGGGACCGGCCCGGCGCAGCGATGGGCGATCCGCGCGAATCTGGCCCGGCGGGCGTCGTTCTTTCTCCACGCGGCGCGGCGGACACAGCAGGCCATCGTGGCGGCCCGGTCGAAGGATCAGCCGGTGATGGCCGCGATCCGGGACGCGCTCACGGCGGAGAAACGCTTCATGGCCCAGCACATTCAGGCCAGTACGGGCCGGGTGCAGGCAGCCTCAGCGGTGGACGGGATGGCGTCAACGTACGGGAACCTGCTCGGCTGGAACACGGTCAAGGACTCGCGGACGACCGCCGAATGTTACGCGGCGGATGGGAAATCGTTCTATGCGGATAATCCTCCGCTAATTGGTTATCCGGGGGCGACGCACCCTAATTGCCGCTGCCTCCCGGGACCGCCGCGCAAGGGCGCTCCGGTGCTGCGCTAGGCGGGATAATGCCATCCTCGGTGGCACGCCGCACCATGTGCTCCAGCGCGGGCAGCCGGCGGGCGCAGCGCGTGCATTCGGGCGTGTCATCGCTGGCCGGCATGAGGCGGTCAGTCCAGGCGAAGTCGCCGTGAGCGAGAAGCGTCGCGCCGTCCTGGTCGCCGCCGGCCCAGTGCGCCAGATGGCCACCCTGGAGCCGTACGCGCTTACCCCAGATGCTCACCTCGCTCATCGTAGACGGGGCGGTGAACCTGCCCCCGTGACCAGTGACCCGGCGCGGGATGCGATCCACGACGCTATCCAGGAACACGCAGCGACGACTAGGAGTGATCCGGTGCAAGATTTCCAGAACCGCGGTGAGAGCGAGCGTCAGCGGCTCGGGATCGACGGCACAGCAGGCGACGCGCAGGACGTCCCGCACCCGTACGTTCCCGATGGGGAGCCTGGAAGCGCCTGCGTGGTGTGCGGACTAGGCCGGCGTCACCGCAAGCACACGAACTGAATCCCGCGCTCCCTTCATCTAGGACCGGACGGTGACCCGTGGCCGCTCCGTCCGTCCAGCCCGTCAGTGACGCCCACGCACCGCTAGCCACCCCGCAGAAGCTCACCACGGCGCAAGAGGTCAAGCTCCAGCTGGCCCGCGACTACCCGCCCGGTGCGCTCGGCTGGGTCGATGACATCGCATGGGCCCCGCGGCCGGTGATGGTGCCGCTCCGGCAGATCGACCGCAGCGCCTCTGACCCGAACTGGGCGCTGGCCGCGAAAGACAAAGCCAAGATCGCCGCGTTCGTCGCCCGGATCCGCTCGGGCACCCGGAAGCCGGTGGTCGCGGTCCGCCGTCCCGGTACCGCCCTGCTGCGTCTTGTGGACGGGCACACGCGGGCGCTGGCGTGTGCGGCACTCGGGCAGCCGGTGACGGCATGGGTGGGGACAGCGAAGACGGCGACTGGCCCGTGGGACGACGTACATAGCCGGCAGGCGAACTAGTGAGCGCGCAGACCGCACGGCTGGCGGAGACTCCCAGCCCGTGGGGCAGTCCGGCCGGCCCCGGCCTGTGGCATCACAAGGGGTGGAAGCTCCCCAACTACGTGGAGCAGGTCTCCAAGGGCATCATGAAGTCCGGCCGGGCCACCACCGAGAGCCAGGCGATCCACATGGCGCTCGGGGTGCTGGCCCGGTGGGCGCGTGGCGGCGGGAAGGTAAGCCCCGAAGTCCAGGCCGCCGCCGCGAAGGCTATCGCTGAGTTTGCTGCCCTGCGAGCCAGAGCCGCCGCCCACAGTCACGCGAACGACCACCCGGTGATCGAGTTCACCGGCGACGGGCACGGCCGTCACATCGCAGGCACCCCGGACGTCTACCGGCACGGCTACATCCCGATCAGCGGGGCAGCCAAACCGGACGCGGCGGCGCTGCGGTCCATGTCGCCGCCGGAGAAGAAGGCGTACGTCAAGACGGGCGCGATCCCGGACCGGCTGAAGACCGGCAGCGCATCGTCCGCCGCGAAAACGGCCTCACCGGCGAGAGAGTCCGTCCCGGTGCCGGCCACCAAAGCGGCGCTGGTTCATCACATGACGGAGCATCACAGCGGTGTCCCGGCAGGCGGCCGGAGCGTCGGCCCGAGAACTCCCACGATGGCCCAGCTTCAGGCGAACCACGCGAAACAGCACGAGGTCCGGTCCGGGCTCGACCACACTCACGCCCCGGCACCGGCTGCGGACATCGCGGAGCAGCGCCGCCTCACCGCCATGTGGACGCGGGCGTTCCGCTATTCGAACAGGACTCAGGGCACCATGCGGGACGCCCAGTTCACCAACGAACTGCACCGGCTGCTGTCCACGAACAAGCCGCCGCCGAAGATGACACCCGGCGCGCAGGACGCCCACGACTTCCTCGGAATGGTGGACAAGGGTGCTACTCCGCAGCCGGCACTGTACCGGGGCATCTCCCTGCCACCCGGCGAGGCGGAGAAGATGTTCACACCGGGCAAGACCGTGGACCTGCCGGTGGCGTCCTGGGGCAAGACAGCCGGGTCGGCGGACGCCTTCGGCGGGGAGACAGGCGTCGTCCTGCAGATGCCGCCCGGAGCCAAGGGCCTCGACCTGGCCCCGATCGAGCACGGCGGCGGCCCCGAACTGGAATTCCGCACCCAGATGCAGGAGGTCGTGACCGGCGGCCGGTTCACCGTCCAGTCCGTCACCACCAGGAACGGGAAGACATACGTCCAGTTGGGCAGTCAGGCGGGTTTCAGTGCTCACTAAGAGCGGCCTGCCCGGCTGGTTCCCGCCCGACTTCAACTGTGCCCCGGTGCTGCTGGAGGCGTTCCTGCCATCCGCCCACGCCCACGCGAACGAGGACGGTGCCGCCATGACCCTCACCTGGAACGGTGTCGGGGGAATCGAGCTCGGCGCCTCCATGTCCGCTGAGCGTGTCCCGCCCGGACGGCGCGAGGGTGGCCAGTTCGTTCCCGCCGAACCGCAGCTGTCCCGGTACGACACCCCCGGTCAGGCGGCGCGGGCCATCAACGCGATGGAAGCGGCGGAGCGTGCCGTGGTCCGCGCGTCCACCTTGCCTCCGCCGGGGTTCTCCTGGGGACCGAACGACCGGCTGACGGCGGCGGAGCAGCAGTGAGGCTTTCACCTATGGGCGCGAGGTGAGCAATGGGAAGCCGATCTATAAGCCGCGAGGCAAGTGCGAGGTACCAGCCACGCGGCCTCGGTCCTTCGGGCACTTCAACCTCGGCCCCGGCTTCCGTTCGCTCGGCGCGGCCGGTCAGCTCGGTCAGCTCGGCGTCATGCTCGGCCCGGAGCTTCACGAGATCGGCGATGACACCGGGCCGAGCGGAAAAGCGGCCAGACTCCCAGTCCTTCACGGCATGCCGGTTCACATTGAGTGCGTAGGCGAGTTCTGCCTGCGATAGGCCGATAAGGTGACGAGTTGCCGCGATCTGCGCAGGGGTCATGCTAGTCATGATGGCTCCTACTCTGGGGGGCTTTCGCCCCCCTGCGTCTCGATTCGGGTCAGGCGGACCGGAGGCGGAGCCATTCGCTGTTGGCCGCCTGGCGGACCTCGGCCTCGGTGAGGTAGGAGGCACCGTCCCAGTGCTCGGTGCCGTTGGCGAGGGTGTGGGTCAGGAAGTACTCGCCGGAGGCGGCGTCAAGCTTGACGCGGATGGTGATGGTCTCGGTGGCCTGGGCGGTGGCGATGGTCTTGGTGTTCATTTCGGATTCCCTCCGAGGCTGCCGGGAGCTTTGTTCTCCCTTGCTGGTGTACTTAGTCTAACACACCATTGTGGTGTGTCAAGCGCTGTCCTAAGGTCGCACGCGCGGCAGAGAGCCGGGCTACTCCGGGTTCGCGTGCTCTGGAAACTCGGAGGTAGCCGCAGTGAAGACCCCAGCCCCTCAGCGTGCCGCTAGCCGCAAGAAGCTCGCCGCCAAGGGGCAGGCGCTGCCAGCAGAGGACGGCAAGCCACCGAGTTTCCCCATCCCGAACCTGGACTACCTGAAGAAGGCGATCCGGTCGGTGGGCCGCGCTCCCGCCTCGAAGCGCCCGGCGCTGAAGGCCCTGATCCGCAAGCGGGCGAAGGCCCTGAACGCCACGAACGCCCCCGGCGTGAAAGGCACGTGGCCGTTCCAGGGTGACGGGAAAGCGGCGGGCCCAAAAGCCTGAGCCGCGCCGGCGGCGGCAGTGTGATCGAACTGGTCGGCCCGAAAGGCTACATCCACAACTGGCATTACGTTGGCCCGCAGGCGGTCGGCGCGAAGGTCTTCCACTCTGGCCTCGGCAACGGCACCGTCACCGGCCACGACGGCAAAAGCGTCAAGGTCAAGTTCAGCGACGGTGCCGAGCGCACCTTCGGGGCGCATCCTGGCGCGAAGCCCGGCAAGCTTGTCCGCCACGATTCCGCGGAGGCACCCGGGAAGCCCTCTGCGGCCCCGAAGGCTGCCAGCGCGCCCAAGAGGGCAGCCCCGGTGCGCGCCGCGCCTAAGGCTGCTTCAGCGGGCAAGCCTGCCGCCCCCGGCGGTAACGCGCTTCGCGGGGACACCGCCTACGGCCACATAGCCGAGCCGGCCGGCAAGAAGGAACGCGACGCGGCGGCCTACTACTCGGTGGCGAGCAAGAGGCTCAACACGCCGCTGCGAAGCGGTACCAAGGTGAAAGACAAGGAAGACGCGGCCCAGCTTCGCGGACTGGAGTCCGCGTTCGCCAAGTCACCCCCGACCACCAGCCACATCGTCGCCTACCGGGGCACCGCCGGGTCACTGTTCGGCGAGGGCGACGCGACCGGCACCCAGTTCACCGACAAGGGCTTCACCAGCGTGTCAACGGACCCGAAGCAGGCGGCCATGTTCGGCCCGGAGAAGGGCTCCGCGGTGATGGAAATCCACGTTCCGGCGGGGAGCAAGGTCGTCAAGCCGGGCAGCGAGGGACAGTACAGCTCCGGCGACGACGCGGAGAAGGAACTGGTGCTCAACCACGGCGGCCGGTACGAGATCACCAGCGACCAGATGGTTGGCGGGGTCCGCAAACTGACCGCGACCTATAGGGGGTCAGCATGACCGGCGGGAAAGACAAGTTCAGCTGGCGACCGGGCGACGTGCAGGTCACAGGGAACCGGAAGAGGGTTCCGGTGGTCCGCGGTGCCGCCGACGTTCAGTTGTCCCGCACCGGCCCCGGCACGATCACCGCCATGCACAAGAGTTCGGGCATGAAGATCGGCACGATCACCCCGCAGGGGAAGGGTTACGCCGGGGCGCACGCCGACGGGACCGCCACGGGTGCGTCCGGTGGCCAGCAGGGCGCTCTGGCGGGCCTGATCGCCTACCACAACGCCCAGGCCGCGAAAGCGAAAGCGGGTACGGCGGCGGGCGGGGCGAAGACGTACACGGCGGGGGAGACGGACGCTGTTGACCTCGCCGGGGCGCTCCCGTACACCTCGAACGCCTCAGCCTCCGACGGGCCACGGGTCACGTCGATGGGTGCGGGGAAGCCAGCGAAGACAGCCGCACCCGCGAGCGGGGCACCGTCGGGGCTGTCCGCGTACGGGCAGGGCGTGTACAAGAAGCTGATCGCCAAGGGCATGAAACCGGCCGTGGCGGCGATGTTCGCCAAGCGGGCCGACGCGATGCACGACAAGACGGCGAAGGCGGCCTAGTTCCGCTGCGGGCACCACGGCGAGAGCGACGTGCACATGCTGTGGTCGCCTCGCTTGCACATCCGGATCGTGGCGTTGATCTGATGCTGGTTCCACAGCATGGTGACGCCGCCGCCCGCGACGATGAACGTCAGGATCAGCCCGGCAATCAGGTCCGCCATCTGCCGCCGGCCCTCACCTGAACTCCACGTCCCGGATCTCAGCCTCCACCGGCGGGTTCTCCCGCGCCTCCAGCAGCACCTTCCGGAACGCCGGATGCTGCGACATCCGCATCATCTCGGCCAGCGAGTAGCCGGTCAGGTCAACTGACCCGTCCGGCCTGATCGTCACCTTGCGCGGCTTCTTCCGCCCCCTGAACTTCATGTGCAAACCGTAACGGAGGCGAGCCGAACGTGACCACAACCATGCTGACCCCGATGGACCGGGGCAAGGCCCGCCCGTCCGGGGCGTCCCTGTGGCGCAAGCAAGTCCTGCCGCTCGGGACCATCGACTACAAGGGCCGCAAGATCACGTTCAGCCGCGAATACCTGTCCAGCCTGGTCAAGGCGTTCGGGGACAAGGCATACGACGTGGTGCCGTTCCAGTTCGCCGACGCCGCCAACAGCCACTCGAACGCCCCCGAGCAGCGGCGCGGCACCGTCCGGGACCTGGAACTCACCGACGACGGTCTGGACATCATCGTCGAAGCCGGCCAGGACGCCGCAAAGCACCTCGCCGAATACCCCGACCTGGGCGTATCAGCCCGGATCGTGGAGGCGTACGACCGCGCCGACGGCAAGTTCTTCCCCGCTGCCATCCAGCATGTCCTCGGCACCCTGGACCCGCGGATCACGGGGCTGCGGCCGTGGCAGGCGATCGACGCCGCCAACGAGGACGGGGACGTCCTGGACCTCACCGGCGAGCAGTACGCGCCCACCACGGTGGCCGAGATCGTCGAAGCCTACGAGCGCGCCACCGGCAAGCACGAGAAGGGCGGCACGCTCCCGTCCGCCGTGACCACGCTCACCAACGCCACCGGGGCAAACGAACCCGTTCAGCAGCAGACACCAACCGGCACTCCCACGGAGGAACACACCATGGCTTTCACCCCCGACCAGGAGGCCCGGCTGGGCAAGCTGCTCGACCTCCCCGACGACAAGTTCGAGCGCGTCCTGGCCGTCGCCGACACCGAGCCCGCCGCCGAAGGCGAAGACCAGCTGAGCGACGAGGAACTGCAGGCCCTGCTCGCATCCCTCCCCGACGGTGACGGAGACGAGAGCACCGAAGGCGAC